GCAAAGTGTCCCTTCTCAATAACTTTATGACCCATAAACCATTGTTCGGGTAGCCCTTCAAAACTATCAAAGCCGTGAAAGGTTACTTTCTTATTTAAACTGGCTAGATAATTTATAGACTTACCTTCGAACACACCAAACTCCATGTAATGTCCTTTAGAATTCTGAATGTTTTGCATACAGAACTGATACTCCATCACTCGATTGTCTAAAAGAACCATGGGTTGGTACAAAAACTCTTCGGGTCTCATAAAGTGGATCATAAACAATCACTTGCATATTGTCAATTAGTCGTTTATATTATTTCTACCAGTAGAATCCACTTGGTTATGTCCTAATTTAACTAAGTTTTAAGCTTCACTTGTCTCCTACAGCTTTGGAATCCTGGTATTTGAAGAGAAGGGAGAGATAGTTGTGGGTTATTATCCTCCCTTCAAAGATTTTACGATTATGACAAAGAAGAAAGTACATATTCTCTACGGTAAAATGACGGAAGAAGAACTAATTAACTTGTATAAAGTTAAAAGAGAAGCGAGAATATATGGAGGTGGTGAAGAATTAACAGAAATCAAGGCAGAATTAGAGCGCCGAAGACTAAGACGACTACAAAAATCTAACCCAGAGGAGTATGAAAAGAGAATGTTAGAAAAACCAGCAGACAATAACGTAAAAGTTCCTACATTTCGTGGACTCACAGCTATGCAAGAGAAATTCTGCATGGAATTTGCCGGTCATGGGGACGAAGTTAAGGCATATTTAGCGGCAGGCTACCAGCCAGACAAGAATGATGCACGAACAAGAGCCAAAGCTAGGGTAATTATGAAAAATGAAAAGGTTATGGAGCGAATCAAAGAGTATCAGGACGAAGCCGTAACTAAAATTACGTGGACAAAAGAAAAAGTTCTAGAAAGACTAGCAAAAGTTTACAATGAAGCTATGCAAGACAGTGATTTTACAAATGCAAACAAGTCAATGGAACATATTGCCAAACATTTGGGTATGTTTGTAGATAAAGTGGAGCAGACGGTAAAGACAACTGGCTTTGAGAGTGGTGATAAGAAGAAAGACGTAGAAAGACTGGTAAAAATTGCCGGTCTCAAAGTCGTATCGTCAAACGATGAACCTACAAAGTAATGAATCTATAAGCGACGAGGATATTGCCAAGCTTCGTCATCTTGCATTCCAAAATGTTCGTGATAATTTCTCTGGATTCATAGAAGCCTTTGCCCCAAAGCTTGTTGCTGACTTTAAAATGGGTAAGCACATAGATGTTATCAGTAAAAAACTACAACAAGTTGAAGAGGGTTCTATTAAAAGGTTGATGGTATTCTTACCACCACGTAGTTCTAAATCATTAATATGTTCTAAGCTATTTCCTGCATGGTATCTTGGTCGCCACCCTAATCACGAGATACTATCGGTATCACACAGTGATCAATTAGCTTCCGACTTTGGTAGAAGTGTAAGAGATGTCGTAAATGACCAAGACTATCAGTCAATATTTGAAGGAGTCAAGTTAAGATCCGATGTTAGAGCTGCCGGTAAATGGCAGACAAATAAGAACGGTGTATATGTGGCAGCTGGTGTACGAACACAGATAGCTGGTCGTGGTGCACACGTAGCTTTACTTGATGACGTAATGTCAGAGGAAGATGCTTTTAGTGAAGCCGGTAGACGATACATTAAAGAATGGTATCCAGCTGGTTTACGAACCAGACTTATGCCGAATGGTTCTATTGTTATTATTAACACTCGATATCACGAAGATGATATTTGTGGATGGTTATTATCCAGTCAGGGTGACGGAGATGATAAGGCTATGAACTGGGAAGTTATACGAATACCGGCATGGGTTGATGATAGTAGCAGTAAATTATTAAACTTACCAGTCGGTGAGTCATACTTTCCAGAATGGAAACCTAAAGAGATATTAGAAAATGATGAAGCAGAGATTCGTAGACACAACGGTTCACGATATTGGGAATCATTGTATATGCAGAACCCAGTACCTGATGAGGGTGGCATTCTTAAAAAGTCGTGGTTTAGAATCTGGGATGAAGACGAACCACCACATTGTGATTTTATAATACAGACTATGGATACAGCATTCTCAACACGAACAACAGCAGATTATAGTGTTATACAAACGTGGGGTATATTTGTTACGACAGAGACAGATAGTGATGGAGTTGAACGAGATATCGGTAATTTAATTTTACTTGGTAATGTTCGAGGTCGGTTTGAATATCCAGAGTTACGAAGTAATGCACAAGATGCATTTGATGAACACGACCCAGACATTATAATAATAGAGAAGAAAGCCAGTGGGCAATCGTTAATACAAGATTTACGACGAGCGGGTTTACCAATACTTGAATATACTCCAGATCGTGATAAAGTAGCGAGAGCCTATGCTGCCTCACCCTTGGTAGAGTCGGGTCGGGTATGGTTGCCAAATAAACTGTGGGCACAAACATTATTTGATGAAGCCGTCAGTTTTCCAAATGCGGCACACGATGACCAAGTGGATGCGATGGTAATGGCGATACACTATATGAAAGATTCTTGGCACTTGCAACATCCCCATGATCCGTATTATAGTGATAATGACAATACTTATAAAAAAAATAAGGCAACCTACTGGAAGGTATCTAAATAATTATGGCAATAGAAAAGAATCCCAATGACATAACCGCACCAATTGATGTAGCTAAAGACAAACTTAATACACAGTCTGAAGCTTTAGGTATTGATGTAAATATAAATGAAGAACAAGAAGAAGACTTAGCTGTCAATGTAGACCCAACAACGGGTGAAGTTGAAATGGCTTTGAATGAAGACAGTGGTAAAATGCTGGCTTCTATTAGCGAAGATTTCTATATGAATTTAGCTGACCTTATGGAAGAGGATCAGCTTGAAGAAATATCTAATACTGTTTTAGATAACTATCAATCAGACAAAGAATCCAGAGAAGAGTGGGAGCAGACATTTGAGAGAGGCTTTGATTTACTCGGTCTTAAATTAGAAGAAACCACAGAGCCATTTGATGGAGCTTGTACAGCTACCCACCCCTTAATTATTGAGAATGCTGTTAAGTTCCAATCAAAGGCATCACAAGAATTATTTCCAAGTAAAGGTCCAGTTAAAACTCAAGTTGTTGGTGCACAGAATCCAGAGAAAGAAAAACAAGCGCAACGTGTAAAAGATTTTATGAACTATCAGCTTACCGAAGAAATGCCAGAGTATTTCGATGAGTTTGAGAAAATGTTATTTCACTTACCATTAATTGGTACAGCAATTAAAAAAGTTTATTATGATGAAACATTAGGACGACCTATATCAGAGTTCATACCTATTGACCAGTTTCACGTATCTAATTTAGTTTCCGATCTTAGACGTGCCGATAGATATACTCACGTTATCTATCGTAGTGAAAATGATTTACGTAAAGATATGGATGCCGGTATGTACAGTGAACTTGACCTTGGTGATCCTGAACAGACTGAGCGAGGTAACATTACATCTAAAGCCGAACAGATTATGGGACTATCAGCTTATGATGAGAACCCATACGACCCAAGCTATGAACTCCTTGAACAACATTTGTATTTAGATTTACCTGAACCATTCAACAGTCCAACAGGTGTAGCCTATCCATACATCGTTACGGTTGATAAAAGTTCTAAAAAAGTTTTAAGTATTCGTCGTAACTGGAACGATGGTGATCCACGATTTGTAAAGAGAGAACACTTTGTTAGTTACAAGTTTGTACCTGGTTTTGGATTCTACGGACTAGGATTAATTCATTTCTTAGGTAACCTAACCATGTCAGCTACAGCAGCAATGAGAGCCTTGATTGATGCTGGTCAGTTCTCTAATTTACCAGGTGGTTTTAAAGCCAGAGGTGTCAGAGTTGTTGGGGATAACTCTCCGATAATGCCGGGGGAGTTTCGTGATGTTGAGTCAACGGGTTTAGATTTGGGCAAATCCATAGTTCCTCTTCCCTATAAAGAACCGTCTCAGACTCTTTATCAAATGCTAGGCTTTGTAGCCACTGCCGGTCAGAAATTTGCTGACACGACAGATCAAGTAGTGTCTGATGCAACGAATTATGGACCGGTTGGCACGACATTAGCATTATTAGAAGCATCAGGTAAGTTCTTTTCAGCAATTCACAAACGACTCCACAAGTCCCAGAAGGACGAGTTTAAAATATTAGCTAGAATAAACCACGAGTTTTTACCGACAGCTTATCCTTATGACATTATAGGACAGTCCGCTGAGATATTCAAGCAAGACTTTGACGGACGTGTCGATGTGATTCCGGTTAGTGATCCGAACATTCCGTCGAACTCACACAGACTCGCCCAAGCTCAGCTGATGTTACAGTTAGCTTCGCAGTCACCACCAGGAACCTTTAACATGCCAGAGATAAATAAAGCGGTGCTTGCCGCAGCTAATGTTGATAATCCAGATCGATTCATCAATGCACCTCAACAGGCTATGCAACAGGATCCTCTCGCTGATATAATGTCAGCTACACGTGGACAGCCGATCAAAGCCTTTCCCGGACAGGATCACGATGCNNATGGTTCTACGATTCCAAGAACAGATGGGTGGACTAATGAAAGCGCAGGAGGGTCAAGTTGATCAAGGCGCTAGTCTAACTATGATCATGGCAGAAAGTGCTAAACAGATTTTAACAGCGAATCAGTTAGCGGCGCAAGGAGGAGTAGATAGTATCGAACAACAAAACTTAGATATACAAAAACAGTCTATGATAAATAGACAAGAACGTGAAAAGAAAGAACTTGAACTTGAAGAGAAGAAGATTAACATTGATGCTATGGTTGAGGCCGCTAAGATCGAAGAAGGTAAAAAAGAAAAGAACGATAACCTTACAGCTAAAGTGGTAATGGATCTCTTAAAAATAGTTGATAAACAAAAGTTTCAAGAGGGAGGTTTTGTAGAAAGAGCAAGAGCAATGCAACCATCGTCGGTAGCTCAGGCATCAGCCGAGGAGTTTAAACAAGCAGCCGACCTTGCTGTTAAGCAACCAATTGTTCAACCTAAAGGTTTTTTAGAACAGGCGATGGAAGCTCAAGGTATGATTCCAAGAGAAGAACCGATACCAGCTCCACCACCAACAGAGCCTATTATACCAATTGAACGAAAAGATATTATTGAAACTGAAGAAGAGGTTGAAAAGATATCTGAAATTGAAAGACAAGAAAGGGACTTACAAAATATGTTAAGAATTAGAGAATTAGGTGATTTAACCTATAACCAAGAGATTGGTCCAAATAGCACCAAACCACATCATCCTACACCCACTAGTGGAGTAACTATTGGTTTAGGATATGATATGAAAGAAAAGACAGCCAACGAAATTAAAGACACATTAATGGAAGTTGGAGTTGAAGAGGATGTCGCTATGACATTATCTCAAGCAGCTGGTTTATCTGGCAAAGAAGCTACGGCTTTTACAAAAGAAAATAAAAAAATACAATTAACAGATGAGCAACAGAATAAATTATTTGCTAAAGTTTTTACCGATTCTATTGTTAAAACAGAAAAAGATTTAGTTGATATGGGTTATGATCCGAGTAAATTATCAGAAGCCGAGATAGCTTTATTAGCTGATTATACATATAATGTTGGTTCGATAAAGAAGTTTCCAAACTTTACCAAAGCGATCGTAAACAAAGATTATGAAACAGCAAGAAAAGAATATCAAAGAAAATCTGGTGACAAATTTTTAACAAAAAGAAACAAAGCAACCTTGGCTTATATTAATAAGTTAGAGCAACAACAGAGTGGATAGCATAACCGATCACGGTGTGGAACTTCCTGATCCCGCCGTTTGTTTTGACGACATAGGATATGAAGTCAACAATAATGATCATCCCAGAATCTATGAAGGGTTCTGTAAAGCTATGAGAGAGTTAGATATAAAATTATTTACTCATCAACTTGACAGGCTTTACAATAATCTTAAACCTACAGTTACGTTACAAGATCAATTAAAAGCAGCTATCAGTGGTTTTTATCGTAAGATACAGGCCATGGATGTAAAATACAAAGGACCTAAAGATTTTAGTGAGTTAGGTTACTTTGCTAAATCTATTGATATTAATCCATTATACCGATTAGTCGAACAAGAGATAGATGAAGTTAGAAACCTTGCACCTATACGACAGAACCGTATACAAGATCGTATTTTAAAGTTAGGTTATCTTCATCCTATATATGAAAAGCTAACCAAACTATACGATAAACTAGGTATACTTGAAGAACCGTATTCAATAACTGATATTAATTTACACATCAGTGATCCGAAAGATACTTTTAATGAATACTTTCAAACCGATCAAAAACATAAACCAAAAAATAAATTATATACATTACACATTGATCCAAAGTACGGATACATTAAAACAATAATTTATTTAAGTGAAGTAAAAAAAGAGAACGGACCGTTTGCTTATATTCCATATAGTCATCGCTGGAAGTTTGATGATGTTGAAATGTTATTTTGTAAAAGTAATCAACTATCAAATACGTTATCAACAGTAAAAGATAGATTTGTAAATGCAGGTCTACCACTATGGGCACGGAAGAATGCATACTTCTCACGACAGTTTAAAGATGATGATCCGATGTCTGAAAAAGTTTATAGTCAATTAAAACACTTTACATCTGATGAAACTAATTTTATACTATTTGAACCGAACCACGGTTGGCATAGAGGTACACATGTGGAAGAAGGTGAACGTATTGCACTGCAAGTAATTATGAAACCAAACGAAGATAGTTAATTATGAGATGTTGGCATTGTCATACAGAGTTAATATGGGGTGGAGACCATGATGTTGAAGATGAAGATAGTGAATTTTTAATAGCATCAAATTTTAGTTGTCCCGGTTGTGGATCTCACGTTGATGTTTATTTTCCTAAAGAACCAAAAGGCACAGCTATAAAAAGCCATTTAAAATATTATGACAGTTAAATTATCACAAGAAGTATTACA